ATTTTACCTACTTCTTCAACATCTTTAATACGACGTTTATAGTGTTGAAGTTCAGCATCTCTATAAGCTTCTGCAAATTCAGTTTGTAAGTTGAAATTACTTCGTCTTACCTCTGCTTCTTGTGCATTTGCTTCTTTAAGAGAATTAATATAATTAGTTCTATTCCTAATTTCAGCTTCATGTACATCTCGCATACCACGTATGATACGCTCAGATTCATTTAAGAATTTAGATGAGATGTCAGGAACTTGAACTGGATTAAAACCTTTACGGCGGGCTTGCCCACGGTAAGAGACGTCTTTCATTGTTTTAGTTAAAAATAGTTATCCGAATAATGCAGTTCCTATACCAATAGCTAGACCTATTGGTCCTGCTCCTGCGAAGGACATACCAGCAATGCTGCTACCTACAGCTACTCCAGAAGCAATACTGCCAATAGCATTTCCTAATGAATTAGTCTCTGCCTTTGCTCCCTTAATAGGTCTAGGAGGTACGGATGGTGTCATTGGGTCTTGATACTGGGTATATTTAATATTTAAAGGTTGTTCTTGCTCAGGTGCTCTTGTAGGTTCAATCATTCTTTTAGCATCAGCTGATAGATCAGCCGCTAACTTAGATATTGCAATATCTTTTCTGCTACTAATAGAAGCTTTAACAGCACTGTCTAGATTAGCTTTTAACTTACCTTGGTTCTGTTTAAACCTTGAACCAGTATTAGCTAAATCCCAATCTACCTTCCTCATGTTTAAACCAGCATCAGTGATATTAGATTTTAAATTTCTATCTATTTCTTTTACATCAATATTGGCATTCTCCATTTGACCTAAGATTTGAGTTCTGATTTTATCTAGATCTAAACCAGCCTTCTCACCAGACACACCTAAATCTCTATCAACTTCATTTATCTGTAGTCGAGCAGTTGCAATATTATCTAAAGTAGATAGATCAATTTTATCACTAGCTACAACAGCTTTAGCTTCTGTATTAGTGGCATTATAGTTGTTCTGCTTAGCTCTTGCATCAGCAATTTTAGATCCTCTAACTAAGGTCTCTACTGTGTATGCACTTTGTCTACCTAGCTGAGCTATGACCTGCTGTATAGCCTTACCTTGGCTTCTACCAGCTTGTGATAGTTGAGCTTCTCCTGATGCTTGCAGAGCTTTTACATTAGCTTCTGTTGTAGCAAATGCAGTCTTAGCTTTCTGATCACTTATTTCTCTTCTAAGTATTTCATTCTCAAAATCAGCTTTAGTCTTAGCTGAATGTACATCAATACCAAGTTCAAACTTATCGTACTTATTAATTCCTTCTTTAGCCTTTAGATCTTGAGTAAGCATAGCCTTACTAAAATCACCTTTCCCGTATTTATCAATCAGATCTACTTGGACATCAGCTGCTTTAAATTCAGAATCTTTAAGGTTATCTTCTAATCCTCTTAAGACTTTAGTTTGTTGGTAACCAAGCTGACCATGTACATCTGAGATACCTAACTGTAGTGCAGCTTTGTCATAACCTGCTTGACCTGTTGCTTCATATAGATCTTGTATTAAACCTTGGTTTTGGAATGCTGCCTCAAGAAATTGTTCATCTAATACTTGATCCTCTCTCTCTAAAGCAAACTCCATTTCCTTTTCATTAAATGCCAGCTGCTTTCCGTATACTTGCTGGGATTTATTATAACCTTTGATTAGTTGTTGATATTGGTAATCTTGAACACTTTTACCATACTCCCAATTTCGCCGTAGGTTTTCATTCTGAAGATCAACAATCTCTTTATTGTTATTCCTTGCTATCTGTAAACCATCACTTTGATACTTAAGCTGTTCCCACTTCTGGCCAAGCTTAAGATCGTTTGTGGCATCACCATCAGCTAATGATTTATCAACATCTGCTTGTGTAGCCCAGTTAAAATCATAAACCTTATTGTCATACTCAAACGTCTTTTCTATTTGTTCGTTTTGGGTCTTAGAAGCACTGTTTCCACCTAAACATCCCATTAGTTATTCTCCAAGTTTGTTTTTAAAAATTCGTCTTATATATTCAGAGACTATATACATTTGCTTATGACCTTGAGTAAGTAATGCAACGATAGGTACTACTTCATGGTGAGTATCACGCCATACATGTGCATAGATCTGATCAGTATCATCTCCTTTCTCTCGTCTATTAGCAGCCATCCATGCATTCCACATAGATATATGCTGAGATAATAGAGTACTTCTATGCATATTAAAGAATTTATTAGTTGGTAATTTAATAAACAAATAATCAAACACCTCTAATAGATCTTCTCTTGTGACTTCTTGATCTTGATCATAGACATCATCCATAACTCTAGTAATCCTTGCAATCATCCATAAATACTCAGCAGCTTGTTTATCTTTACCTGCGGCTTTCTGGATAACATCAAAAGATTTATCATCAATTACTTCTCTTTCTTTGGCATTAGTCATTAAGCTCGTCTATAAAATCGGGGTGAATAATACCCTTCCCACATCATTGAAGCTAGTGAGACAGGGAATGGTGAATCGCTAAATACCTTTAGCGTGAAGTTTGTGTTTTTTTGATGTATTGGTATTTGAGCTACAGACTCATTAGATAGTGCAACATCATTAGCTACATAATCATTTGCTATAACCATAGCTATAACATCATCAAAATCTGTTGATCCTTTTTTCTGTAGTTTAAAACCTATAACTCCTGACAACCCTACTGAGAACTTAACTCTAGCTACTGTTAAAGTAGAGGTATAATCAGTTCTTGTACCTTCCTCATTTAATGAGTAATAAATAGTAGGTAGTTCTATATCATAGCTATATTTAAACCCTAAGATAACCTTACTAGCTACACTAGTTAAGTCTTTAAATGGAACTTTATAATAAGTACCAGTACCATCTGTAGCTATTGTTGGAGTAATGGTAAAACCTGATTCAACAAACGTAGGGTTAGTTAAGTCAGAAGCATCACTACCAATAGCAAGTACAGGATTTAAACCAGTTACATTATTGAAAGGTATATAGCACTTCGAGAAAGGGTTAACAGGATCAGTCTGGTCATAAACTACTGAACTAGCCGTTGCATATAAATCCATACAAGGGTTCATCTTCTGACCATCTGAGTTGACTAAGATAGTCTCCTCTGGTGTTTGGTTTAAACTTGCACTAACTAAGGTATATTGACCACCTTGCATGGTGACTGCATACATAACATCAGAATCAACTGATATTGTTTGCACTAATCCAGGGAGTTGCCATTTAAACCAAGCCTGCATAACCTCTTTCTCTCCATTACTATAGGTTCTATAGAAATAGATATCGTTCTTACTCGGACCCCACATTGCTATGAATGAGTTCTGTGGACTAGCTATAAGATCTGTTATGGAACTTGGTATGTATTCAGATACAACTTTTCCAATGTCAAGCACCGTTGGGTTCATTTCTTGACCCGATGTTCTCATTTGATAGATCCTTGTATAACCAGGCGTCTTACTTAAGAAAATGAGATTACTCCCGTTATCAACTGGATCAATATTAATGTCCATCTCATAGTTAGAGATACCACGAATAATAGTTGTAGTAGGAGTAAAGATACCATTAGGTGCAAACATCAAGAACTGTTGGTTCTTACTGAATAGTATTAAGCCCTGTGCGGTAGGTATAACGCCCGTCAACAGGGTTGGTCTGATGCTTGAGGTATTTAGATCAACTGGATCAGAAGCAATGGCTGTGAGGGCTGATACGTGGTAGAAGTTATAGAACTCATTAGCCTGACTCATCGACACATTATCGCTAGTTAGGAAACCTAAGCGACTACTATGGAAGAATGCCTGCTGAATTTTTTTACCAACAAAACTAGGGTGTGAGTTAGTTGTATCATCACCTGTTAATCTATCTGTCCATGTGATCGGTCTAAAGATAAAGGTGTTAGTAGCTGAGTTATACAACTCATGAGGCATCGTACTAGCTGTTAAGCCAGGTGATACATCAGGAGCTATATATTCCTCCCAATAACCTGCTCCACTTGTTCCATCATCAGCAATAAAACGTGTGTAATAACTATCTTGAGCTGAGTTAGCTGTATTAACAACTTTAACTACTCTGTTATTTAATGATTTATCAGGTAATGCGCTAACATTTGCAACTTGGTTTTGGTAAGTATCTAGTCTGTCATTGTCTGTACCACCTTTACCAGTTAAAGTAAAAGCACTTGTACAACTTAACTCTAAAGATGTATCAAGTTGAGTAATAGACATACCTGAGATACTTAAACCGTTAATACTGTTCTTCAAATTAGTTAAGATAGTATCTAAATCTGCACTATTGCCTGTGCTGTAACTGACAGTCGATCCATTAACAGTGACATTATAAGTAGTATTTAAAGTAACTGCTCTTACTCTTACTGTTCCTACTTTCTTAGCAGTATAAGAAGGAACTGCTTGAGTTGTTACTGTGACTGACTTGTTGGTAACTATTGTTGTATCTTGTACAGTCAGAATGTCATAGTCATTAGCTGTAGTACCTGTTAAATAACCAGTACCATTATTTGTAATTGTTGCAGCTACTCCAGTTGTAACATTCCATATGTAAATAGATGTACCTTTGATAACACCTATGTATTTCTCATCACCGTCTCTGTGGATGTAGAACCATTTACCATTTGAATAAATGTTTTCATTACCTAGATTCTTAAGATACTTAAATCCAGGTCTTTTAGTTAAACCAAAAGTAGGGTCAGGGTAGGCATTAATACAATCAACTAATTGTCCTGGTAACTTCTTAGTATCTGGTTGTTTAGAAACACCACCTAAATAACTTGAAATTGTTTGTGTAACATTGGGCATTATCTTTGTAAGGCTTTGTAGGGTTTGTAGCTGATATAAGCGTTGCCATCTTTAGGGTGTCCAAAGAAGGTGTACTGTCCCTGATTACATTCATATTCCATAGCCATAGCTCTGGTGTAACCTTCTTTCTCTTGGCACATTCTGTATAGTTGAGGATCACCAACTATCTTTTGGACTACCTGACATGTAGCCCTAGCAACTATGTAATCTTGTATAGGACGTGGTAAGTCTACCCAGTCAAATAACCATACAACATCACATTCTACCTTCTCTGTGAATGTATAAGTATGTTCTTGTTTATCATATAATTTTCCATTCCTTCTAACTACATTCTTATCAGTGTAATCAGTATGATCTAAATCTATTTGTATAATGTTTGAAGGTATTAATATTTCATTATTACTATCTGGATTGAATGGGTAGTGGAATTCTTTATTGAATGTCCAGCCTTCCGATTGGACTTCCCTAGACACCTGTATAAGTGTATCGTATGCAATCGCAACGTCTGGGTTGGTTTGATCGAGAGTTGTTATAGGTGCTTGACCAACTGACGACAATATTTGATTTACTGCTGGTAACTCTGTTGCCGAGTTAGTGGTAGGTATAGCCATAATTATATAAAAAAAAAGGGAGCCGTAAAGACTCCCAATAAACTTAGAATGCAGAAGGAGCTGAAGCACCTACATACAATTCAACTGATGCAGCTGGATTAACATAATCCGCGCCACATGCTAAACGTCCAAGGATAACGTCACCCTGATAAATCACAGAGACATCTCCTTTGGTTACTTGTACTGAAGGACCAATAGCTTCTACCATACCAGCCGCTTCTTTCTGGAAGATAAGTCCACAAGACTTACTACCAAACTCAGTTTTGGTACCGTAGTCATTCTTGATTCCAGTTGCACTGCCATCAGCATCTTCGAATCCACCTGGCTTTGTTTTATCTGTTTGTGCGATAAAGTCACCAGTATTACCAGGGTCAGTAACACCTGTTGTACCACCATAAGCAGTACCATAATTACCAAGGAATGGAAGATTCATTGACTTGTAGATCTTGATACCAGCGATCTCCACAATTCCATTACCCTTCTGACGGGATGTACCTTGTGCGTCTCTGTTAACAAGACCATTCTCACCTACTTGTTGGATGAGTTCATAGTATTGACGTGCATTCAATACAGCTACTCTACCGTCAGTTGAAACTCCTTTTTCATCAAGAGCTGCAGCTGCATCGTAGAAGGCTGATATTAAATTATTTGGAACGAAAGCATCAGAATCATTGGTTGTTGAACCAACACGAATCTGAGTACCACCTGGCTCTACAAAGTTAGTCTTAGTGATAGGTGATGCTGATCTTGCTCCACGTGTGATAGCACGGAATGCAAGTCTGTCATACTTCTCAGCTAGAGCGTATCCAATCTTACGAGAGATCTCTGACCTCAAATCATAATGAGCCAGAACTTCGTCAAGCTCGTATAGGAATGCTGAACTGATTAGCAACTCATCACAGGTGATGGTCTTCTCAGCTACTGGAGGTGCGCCATCTGAATTTCCTAGTATACTGTTCCCAGGTGTATGGAATTCGGCCGATGTTCGACCTGTATAAATAAATTGTAAAGACTTACCATTCTTCAAAGTACGCTTCATGATGAGGTCTCTAGCTATAGCATTATGCTGGAAGCCTTTGAACATCTCTCCACTAAAGAGCTTTAACAGAAGGGCTCGTCTATCTGATCCACCATTATTAGCTCCTGGTACTGTTACCGAAGCTTGGTGTGCTGTTGACTGTTGTGCCATTGTTAAAATTTAAATTGATATATTCGTTCTCAGCTGAAATTTTTGTGATCATTTTTGTGGTCTATCCCACCGTCTAGACGGCTAATAGGTATCCTCGTAAGGGCTAAAAGCCAATGAAAGGAGAGTCCTACTCTGAGGTGCTCTCCTTCCTGTTTATAGAGTTGAAAGAGCTTCTTCCAATGAGATGTCCTCATCGAATTTCTCTTCCTTCTTTTCTGGTTCAGGATCCATAGGTGTTATGGATGCCTTTGCCTGATCGTTTTGATGTGACATTAGAAACTATACTTTGCTCCGATTTTTGTACCATAGTTACGATCCTCATCACCATTAGTAGATGTTGAGACCTCACCATAAAGTGCAATCTTCTCCTTTAGTTGAAAAGAACCACCGAACTTACCAGACAATTCTGTATCAGAACCATCTACATCAGCTGTAGCTGTAAGAGATGGACCGCCTTGTACATAGTATGCAAGTTTATTTTTATTACCTTCATAACCAATATGTAAGTCTACTGTTCTTCCTAGATATTCAGAACCTGTATAACCATCATTGATTTCAGCATTCAAATAAGTTCCAGCGAATGCAGGTGCAGACGCCAATGAGGTGGCTGCGAGAGCAAGTGCAATTGTTTTCATTAAATTAGTTTTTGTAAGTTTTGTAGTATGCGATGCCGCGATATTTAAGTTTCTCTGCTCTTTCTAAAACTTTCTGCTCTTTAACACGAGCCTGTAATTCTAGTTGAGTCATAGTAAAAACCTCAATACCTAAGCCCCGTTCCATGCTTAGGTTTCATGCGTCCCGAAGGATGAACGGACGCGGCTTTATTTTTTAGGTGGTCTTCCTTTCTTGGTACCGTACGTACCTTTACCTTTAGGCATTTGTTGTTATCTCCGTGGCTGCTAAATCAAGTGGGAAATTGTGTGCGTTCCTTTCGTGCATTACTTCCATACCAAGGTCAGCTCTGTTTAATACGTCAGCCCAAGTAGGAATAGTTTTTCCACCAGCATCAACTACGGACTGATTGAAGTTAAATCCATTGAGGTTAAATGCCATTGTAGAAATTCCCATGGAGGTGAGCCAGATACAAACCACTGGCCAAGTAGCAAGGAAGAAATGAAGACTCCTACTATTGTTGAAAGAAGCATATTGGAATATAAGTCTCCCGAAGTAGCCATGTGCAGCTACGATGTTATAGGTTTCATCCTCTTGTCCAAACTTATATCCATAGTTCTGCGATACGAGTCCAGTTGTTTCCCTAACAAGTGAGGAAGTAACCAGACTTCCATGCATAGCA